GAAATAAACATCTCGCTCGGCGCAGAATTATGCTCCACACGATCCGACTTTACATTCAGCACAGCCTGCAAATGCGGTGGCAACTCATTAATCCAACGCTTCATCTCAGCAAACAAAGCATCAAATAACTGGCTAGACGTGGGGGCCGTAACCACAACCTTATTCGGGTAATGCATCAAAAAATACCATAACATCGCCCAAGATGCAGCCGTACTCTTACCCGTGCCATGCCCTGACCTGACGCTAATCTTACGCTCACCAGACGCAATCGCATCCAAAAACTCAGCCTGATACGACAATGGCTTTACACCCAGCACTTCCTCAACAAACAAAGCAGGTGCCTTAACATAACGCTGAGTAAAATCCAGCATCGTATTGCTGGCTAAATCATTCACCCTGCACAACCTTCATCTTGCGCAAGGCATCCAAATGCAAATCACCAATATTAATCTGCACATTCTGCTGATTGCGCGTGCCATACCTCTCAGGATTATACGCCTGCGCTGCAAGATTATGCTGGCCTACCTTCTGCTTCAGCAAACCAAGATCAATCTGGCTCACATTGGCCTCACTCACATCACGATCCCCATTCAGCGCTTCCATAACCTCACGCTGCCTGCGATGGCTTAAATCAGATATAGCTTCAAAACCTGCCTCAAAATGTGCATCTGCAGCATCCTTACGCGCCGCATCTATTGTACGGGTATAATCCTCATTCTTCAGCAGCAAATTGTAAAAATAACCCCAACTTACATCAAGATCAGCAGCTAAATTACGCAAGGACTTGCCCTCAAGCAACCACTCACGCAAATATTCAGCACCACCCCTGCGAGACAACTCAGCTAACGTCTTTTTAGCTAAAGGCTTACCTGCCATGCTATGCTCCACGTTTGTTTTTCGGAAATATTACTGTGATATTGCTGCAAAAGCAATGGGGGCATGGGGGGCTACGCAATACCTAGCTGGGAGGAAAAACTAGGCACGTATGGAGCAAACGTAGCCCTGCGAAAAATATAACATAAAATTTGGTGTGTGAGAATGTATAATAATAATAGGGGTAGGGGTGGGGGCTAGACGGGGGGGCAATTGTATACTATTGTACACCATTGTTTATACTTTGCCAGACTTAAAACAATACAAAACAAACCTATGCAAATCTTACCAGATAATATCAAAATGATATTTCGCATAATATGTATTATGTTAACACTTTGCTATAATGCTGTTATTACTGTTCTTGATTGTACTAACTTTGCCAAAGTATGAACAATGAAAAACAATAGCATTGCTTTTGTTTTAATTTTGCAGTATTCGCGTGCGCCCATGCGCGACTTGGCATTTAATGTGTTGTTTGTCGTTTTTCTCAATAAATGTTTTTTTATAACCTATTGATTATATTACTTTCTTTTTTCTTGCATATCTATATTATATCATTATTATATATATGTATAAACAATAAGAAAGGGAAAACCAATGCAAGTAAATAAGTATCTAATAAAGCTTAATGTTGGCGATACTATCTATAATATATGCGCCACAAATGCGGAAAGCGCATTTAAGCAAATCTGCAATCACGACAAATGGTACAATCCAGATTGGGGATACACAGTATTAAGAGTCGACAAAGCAATAAACACTTGATGCATCTAGGGCATTGTTGCGGCAATGCCTTTACATGCACCAACGCATGACAACAACAATAAGAAAGGGAAAACCAATGGAAATTACACAACAAGCAAAAGATATTGCAGAAGCGGCAACAAGGCTTCCAAATGATATAAACGGGAATCCTAGATATTATGTTTGGTATTATGCTTTCGACGGTATTAGACCGCCATTTGCGAACATGTATCGCGGCAAAAAGTACGGCGATGGCTGGGTTTTTCAATCATATAATCTTGCTGATACAATCCAGAAATCATTAAATCAAATTAACAAAGAAGGATAGAACCAATGACAAAAGTGCACCATACAGTTTATAAGCCACGCTATGAAGCTTTCATTCTTGACCATATAGAGCGAGACAATGAAGAAAAAAAGCTAACCACTAGGGCTGAAAAGATTAGCCATATCTTTGATCGTTTTAATAATGAATATCGCCATGAAATAGCTAGGCTAGGCAAGCATAAAGCTTTAATTGAGTGGCTTAAAGGTATTCCGTTTGGCTTGCCATGTTACAATGGCGAAATAATCGACTTAGCTATCGAAATGGGTTCAATTGATAAAAACCCCAGCGACAAATTAGTAAGTAGAGTTTTAGAAGGTTATTTTCCATTTATGGCAAACATTCTTCTAGATATGGAGAGGTCAAACAAATGAGCACCCCAGAAATACAATTCATACTAGGCTTTATCACATTCTTATTCTTTACTGGCGCTGTATTTCTTGCGCCGTATATAATCCAATGCTTAGGGAGTTAAACCAATGGACAAGCAGCAAAGAGAAGCACAACAAGCTTTTAATGATGCAATAGACGCGATAAAGTATGACTACATGTATATGGGTACTGAGACAGACTCAGAACATGGCTATCAGTATATATTGCTCAAGCATATTGAAACTAGAGACTACATCAAAATAC